CCAGAGGCAGAAGAGAAGATTAACGACGCCACAAACTTTGGCGAAGGTCATTCGGAGTATAAGGCGTCTGAGCAGGTTGAATGCATCGAAGCTTGGCATTTGCCGTGCTATGACGGGGCAAAAGACGGTCGACACATCATTGCAATTGATAATTGCACTCTTTTAGACGAGCCATGGGAAAGAAACGACTTTCCATTCGTATTTATTCGATGGTCTAGCAGATTAATGGGCTTTTGGGGGCAAGGGCTTGCAGAGCAGCTTACGGGATTACAATTAGAAATTAATAACTTATTATCTATGATTCAAGAGCAGATGCACCTTGCAACCCCAAAGGTCTTCATTGAGAACGGGTCTGAGATTGTTCCAAGTCACCTAAACAATGAGATTTGGGGCATTGTAAAGTATAACGGTACACCCCCTACTATGGTTGCGCCAAGAACAACGTCTCCAGAGGTTTTTGCCCACTTAGATAGGCTGTATTCTCGTGCATACGAGATTGCGGGCGTAAGCCAGCTGGCGGCTCAGTCCAAAAAGCCTTCTGGACTCGATTCCGGCGTTGCATTGCGTGAATTTCAAGACATTGAGACAGAGCGCTTCATGATTGTTGCCCAGCACTACGAAAAGATGTTTTTAGAGGCTGCCGAGCAAATGATTGGGCTCGCAAGAGACATTTCCTTAAAGGGCAAGGCATATGAAGTGCTTAGTCACGGGGACAAAGACATACAGTCCATAAAATGGTCCGATATTGATTTAGAGCGCGACCAGTATGTGATGAAGGTTTATCCAACCTCATTGCTCCCAACAACTCCTGCGGCGAAGCTCCAGAAGGTTATTGAGATGGTGCAGGCCGGAATGATTGATAATCAGGAGGCTCGTGGATTGCTTGATTACCCAGACCTGGAGGCAGTGAACCAATTGGCAACAGCATCCTCAGAGGGGATTAAATTGATTATTGAAGAGATGGTAGAGCATGGCCGTTACCATCCACCAGAGCCTTTTATGAATTTATCAATGGCCATTGCAATGATTCAAAGTGCTTACTTGAGAGCGAAAATCAATAATGCGCCAGAAGAGAATTTGGACCTTCTGCGAAGATTTATGCAGGAGGCTATTGATATGCTTTCGTCGATGGCGCAGCAAGCAACTGCTCCAGCGCCGGAGATGGGAATGGGAGGACCCGAAATGGGTGCTCCACCAGCAAACATGGGACCAGATGAAGTTGCAGCCGAGCAAATGGCTGCTCCAATCCAATAACAAACTAGAGGGGTTAAGCGAATATGACAGAAGAAGCGGCACCAGCAGAAGAAGCTCCGGCACAAGAGGCTGTAGCGGAAGCAGTAGAAGAGGCAGCGGCAGAAGAGCAAGCACCGGTAGAAGAGCCAAGACCGGATTTTTCTCGGCAGTTTGCTGCAATTGCAAAAAAAGAACGCGCACTGCGTCAAAGAGAATCATCCGTTAAGCAGATGGAATCTAGAATTGCAGAGCTTGAAGGCTCTCAGGGCCAGTTTGGAGAAATCCAAAGATTGGCAAAAGAGAACCCGGCGGCACTGCTTTCTCAGCTTGGCATCAGTTATGAGGACCTAACGCAGCAGGTCATTAATGAGGGCAATCCCACAGAAGAGCAGCAGCTTCGTTTGCAGAATGAAAAGCTCCAGGCGCGGCTTGAAAAGATTGAGGGCGTGTATGAGGCTCAAAAACAAGAAGCTGAAACAAAACGCCTGGACGGGGCAAGAGCAACACTTGTTGACAACATAAAGAACTTTGTCGATAATGATGAACAGTATGCTTTGGTTAAGCATCGGGGGGCCTATGATTTAGTCGCGGAAGTAATGCAGCAGCATTACATAAAAACAAACGGCCAAATCATGGAATACTCTGACGCTGCTAAAATAGTTGAGGCCCATTACGAACAAGAGGCTGAACACTATTTAGGCTCCCAAAAAATACAAGAACGGTGGAAGGCCAAAATGGCCCCTGCCGAGCCAGAAGCGCCTCAAGAAGAAGCGGTCCCAGCGAATAACGGCGGGCCAAAAACTTTAAGTAACAAAAACTCGGCCCAGACGACCGAGCGCGATGGAGGTATGCTCTCACGGGCAGATTCCCTTAAGCGCATGGCGCAAATGATCCAAGGCGGATAAAGGGCCGTAACTATACGAGGCGAAAAAAATGTCATTATCAGTCTTTGCGGGAACCGCTACGGATGCGGAAACAAAAGTAACCGACGCTCTTAAAGAGCACTATAAACCACAACGTATTAAGGAAATGGCCTATAAGAATAACCCTCTTTTGGGGCTTATTCCTAAATACGAAAGCTTCGGCGGTGAAAACATGCCGATTCCAATCATTATCACCGGGCCACAGCGCCGTTCGGCTACTTTTACGGATGGGCAGAACAACACCAGCACGTCCAATGTTAAGCAGTTTTTGCTGACCCGTGTTCGCGATTATTCGTTCGCGACAATTCAGCATGAAGCAATTCGTGCCTCACAGGGCAACGCTGACGCATTTGTTCGCTACGCAACCATGGAAATTGACGGTGCTATTCATAGCCTTAAGCGGTCAATGGCAACTGCAATGTATCGTGATGGTACTGGGGCAATTGGCCGAATCAGCTCAAACCCATCTGGCGGAAGCGCGATTACTTTGGTCACTGGCGGAGATGTTGTAAACTTTGAAGTCGGAATGCGACTTGCTTGTGCATCATCTACAACTGCTGCTGTCCGAGCAAACTTTGGTGGCTCAAGCCAGAACTATGTTACTGTAACAGGTGTTAACCGTGCAGCATCAACAGCACAGATTACTGTGACGGAAACAATTCACGCAGATGCTTCTGCGAATGATTACTTGTTTTGTCTTGGTGACGCACAAAACGGAACGGCAATTGCTCCAAAGCTCAGCGGCCTAGAGGCATGGGTTCCTGAAGCATCGCCAACAACAGCACTTTTTGGGGCCGTGCGCACAGCCGACCCGACCCGTCTTGGCGGCGTTCGGTATGATGGCTCTGCTTTGCCAATCGAGGAAGCTCTTATTTCGGGTGCCTCTCTTGTTGGCCGAGAAGGTGGCGCTCCTGACCATGTTTTCATGGACTTCACCAGTTATTCAAACCTTGAGAAAGCCCTGGGCTCCAAGGTTCAGTATGACAAGGTTAAGTCTGCCGATGCTGATGTGGGTTTTGACGCCTTGGTTGTTAATGGCCCCCGTGGTCGCATGAAGATTATTCCTGACCACAACTGTCAACCCAATGTGGCCTGGATGCTTCAGCTTGACACATGGAGCCTCAATACTCTTGGTGCTGCTCCACAGATTCTTGACCTTGATGGCAACAATATGCTCCGCGAAAATGCGGCAGATGCTTATGAGGTAAGAGTTGGAATGTACGGCAATATTGCCTGTAACGCTCCGGGCTGGAACTGCCGCGTTAAGTTGGCATAATTCAGACTCACTGAAAGGAGATGAGTTATGGCGAATAGAGATTTTAAAGATGTTCAGGCGCTTGAGCGTGAGCTGAAGATTGTTGCGGGGCGTGTGTTGCTAACGGGCGGCTCTGCCGTATCTAGTGCTGCTGACGGTATCGGCTTTACAGCGACAAAGGCAGGGGATGGGGACTATTGGATTTATCTTGATGATAAATACACCAGTCTCATGTACGCAAATGCGACCGTCACCGCCTCCGCCCCGGATGAGTGCTTTGCCTATGTTGTTTCACATGACGTAAGCGGGGCCACGCCATCGGTGCGGTTCAAGTTTACTGATGATGATGGTAACGCGCAGGCATTCGCAGATGGGGATGAGTTTTCATTCTTTATTCTGCTGAAAAACAGCAGCGTAACATAATAAAGGAGGCCAGTGATGGCAGCAAGTAAGCCAGCATTGGCTCTCGCAATCCTTGAGAACGCGCACAAGGCTCAGGCCGAAGGCGAAGAAGAGGATACAGGCATGGCAAGACGGGAAGCAGGCAATGCTTTCTTGAAAGCTATGGAGAGTGGCGATGGAGAAATGATTGCTCAGGCAATTCAGGACATCTATCAGGTCACGGCAGATTAAAAAATTGAGATGGGGGCTTTGCCCCCTCTCTTTTTATAGGGGGCGTTATGCCAAACAACACAACAACGCTCCAAAACCTTGTTGACCGTGTGCGCCAACGCGCAGACATGGAAGGGTCCACGTTTGTTACTGATGTTGAAGTGATAGGCTATATTAACGTCGCCATGTCCGAGGTTCACGATATCTTGGTTTCGAGGTATGAGGATTATTATGTCAGCTCGGAACCATACACGCTCCCCGCAAGCAATCCCGGCACTCTTCCGGCCACATTCTACAAGGCTCTGGGAGTTGACTTTGATTCAGGCGGAACTACATATCGTCTTCGTAGATTCTCATTTCAGGAGCGTAACAAGCTTAACTCGCCATCTATGGTGGCGGGTCGAATAGCGGACACGCTGTATGCCATACAGGGCGCTGAGATTAAATTCATCCCGGCTCCAACAGTCTCAGGCACAGCAACTCTTTGGTATGTGCCAGAGGCTCAGCAGTTT